ACCGGAATCCAGCCCTCGGTGCGCTGGCTGGCGATGTAGGCGTGATCGGCTTCCTTCTGGGCGTCGATGGAGTTGAACTCCTGGTCGAGACGCTCATCCGTGGAGACGCGGCAATAGACCGCACAGCGCTTGCGGGCGCGGGTAGCGGCGATCTCGTTCATCGCGCGCCTCCTTTGCCCAAACCGAAGAACAAAGGCCCCGACCAGTGCTGGCCGGTGATATGGCGGGCCACCGCCGTCAGGCTCTTGAAGGTTTGGCCCTCGTACTCGAACCGGCCCTCGGCATTGACCGTCACCCGGTGTTCGCGCTCGCCCCATTCGCGCAGAATTACCGTTCCCGGTGCGAAATGGAACTCACGTGGCTGGGCGCGCAGCTTGATCCGGGAGTGCGCAGCCCCGATGGCTTCCAGCCGCTTGCGGGTGTCCGGAGACAAACCGCCGAAGGCTTCCTCCTGCAGCTTGTAGGCGATGCGCGCCTCGACGTGGGTGCGATTGGGATACCGGGGACGGCGCGGAAAGTAGCGATCCCACAGCGGCCACAGTTCGGCCATGGACATCTGTCTGATGGCGGCAATCTGCTGCGCCACCGTCTGTTGCCTGGTCAGCGTGTCGTTCATCACAACTTCTCCTGTTGATAGGGGGTTGCATGAACGCGCTGGTCGGGCAGGAAGCCAAGTCCAACTTCTCTCTGTTCTTGATCGT